TACACAGGGAAATTTCACTTTATTTTCATGCAGTCAATTGTTTTCTATCAAAGAAATTAATCGTATAATACTGAATTATTCTCAAGTCAGTACCATCTACCTCATCCGCTCCCGCAAGCGAATTCTGTACCCATATATTCCAATAAAATCTAGCTTGAGGACTAGCCTGCGGTGGCAACGCCAAATTACTGGAAATCAAAGTATCCTGCAACGAAGTCGTGAAGTGTCTGTTACCAAAGGCTGTCGCCAAGGTACCGGAGTTCATCAACGTCTTCACCGATCGAGAACTCGGCAAAGGTCCTAGATACGCGCTCTTCGTGCGCGGCTGCTCACTCCACTGCACCGTAGCAGAAGGAGTCACCGGCACCGTCTCGCCGGCCGGCAACTGAGTTATTCCCACACTCTTCGAGAAACTCTCTTCCACATTCGTAAAGGTCACCTTCATCGTCGATCGCACCACGCGCGCCGACTCATACTGAGCAACATATTGAGACAACGTAGGTATATCCACATCTGGCAACCAGTTTCCTGGAACTTGCACAGCAATACCGCCATTAGCAACCAATTGTTTCAGGTTCACCTGCGTCTCATTTCTAAACCTTACAGTCACGGTATCTCCCATATAGTTTGCACTCTGGATACGCGGACGACGTATCCTAAGCATCGAACGAGTGCCATAACGACGAGCTCCATAACGACGAGACATTCTCGTATAACGTGGTTTTCTAAAAGCTGTTCCATAATAGCTTCTCCTTTTGTAGCCGCTGCTGCGTCGACGACGGTATCCTAACGTTCTTCTCCTGTAAACCATCTCTCCGTACTTTTTGTTTTTGTGTTAACTAAATCTTTCAACATCAAATGGCCGCAGCTCCTATTTCTAAGAATAATTTTCGTTTAGATTCTTCTTGTCTTTTTCTCACCTATCCTCAATGCAGCACAACTCCGGAACATGCTCTCACCCTATTGGTCGAGAAACTGACCAATCGCAATCGCAACATCACCGAGTACATCATAGCCTCCGAGAAACACGTGGACGGTCACGATCACCTGCACGTGTTCTTGAAACTCAACAAGCGCCTCAACATCACAAGCGCAAGTTTCTACGATCTAGCGAACAACCACGGCAACTATCAAGCATGCCGCAGCCCCAAGAGAGTGCAGAAGTACTGCACAAAAGACGGAAACTTCATCGCCGATCCGCCCTACATTCCTCCTGTCGAGAAGGAGAAACCTTGGCAGAAAGCTCTCAGCATAGCAACAGAGGGCGACGTCAACAAGGCGATGGAGAGCCTAGCAACACACGAAGCCACATGCCGAGACCTCATACTCCATCGCGACGCGATCTTGAAGAGCTTCACCGCTATGCAACCGATCGCACCACTTCCCAGCTCAAGGCCACTGACAGACTTTGGCGAGCTCTTCACATGGGATCGGACTCGCATACTGATCCTCTCGGGAGACACCAACACCGGCAAGACAACCTTAGCAACAAGCCTACTCCCTAAGGCTCTCTTCGTTCGCCACATGGACCGCCTGGGAGACCTCCGAGAAGGTCACGACGGCATCATCTTCGATGATATGTCGTTCAAGCACTACCCCGACGAGGCTCAAATACACGTCTGCGACACCGCCATGACTAGCGACATCCACATCAGGTACCGCATGGCCAACATCCCAGCTGGCACCCCTCGCATCATCACCACCAACAAGAAGCCCTGGGAGGTCTTCAACATCGAGAACCCAGCCATAGCACGCCGCACTCAAGGCATCCTCTGGTACGGCCGCGACAAGCAACCCTCTTTCTTCGAATTTTAAGCAACATTTATGCCGCCTGTAATATTAAGGCGGCATTAAATAAAAAAATTAAAATTTTTTCTAAGAATTAACGCTGAGAACAAAAAATATATAGAGTTTTTGGTTACCCTTGGTTACCGCGTTATTCGTTACCTCAACCCTACAGGGGGGTGGGACACCCCCCTACAAGCCCCCCGCACGTGCTTGCGCACGTGGAAGGGTTTTTATTAGCCGTTTTATACACAGGGAAATTTCACTTTATTTTCATGCAGTCAATTGTTTTCTATCAAAGAAATTAATCGTATAATACTGAATTATTCTCAAGTCAGTACCATCTACCTCATCCGCTCCCGCAAGCGA